ACTGTTGCTTCTCTTGTATAGTGTGTCTCATACCATGAACACCAACAGAACATAACAATAACTATCATCATCAATGTAATGTTCTTTGCTATCTCTCTTACTCTCCGCATCTGTCTCTTTGTCATGGCTTTTACCTCTCTTCCTTTCCTTGATGATACTAGTATAACATACTTACTTTAAAAAGTCAAGCATTTTTTAAAAATAATTTTAGGGTTTTCTTTTCTCTCTCTTTACTTTCTTATTTAAAACAATAGAGAAGAAAGAAGATAAAATACTTTAATACTTTAATACTGTTGCGGTTTAGTGTGGTGAAGTGTGCGGCAACCGGTGTTTACTAGCCAGATAAAACTAGTATTGCTTAGGTAAATACTCTGTGGTTAGTGGTGTACTACACCCCCACCACCGCGCCCCCCTCTGCCTACCTGCCTACCTACATACATACTATCTATGTATCTATTCTATTGTTATTATTATTTATTTATCTTATTGTTTATTATTATGTTGTTATGTTGATTGTTTGTTTGTTATGTTGATCTCATTGGCTTAGCCATCGACCTGGCTCTGTCTACCTCTCTTTATCTCTGACTATCTTCATCCGCACATCTGCTACCCTATCATGCTTAACAAACATCTTCATCAAATGTTGAGCAAAATATTAATTTGCTGTTGTGTGATTCATCACTTGACCATTGACAAAGGTTACAGTTATCACATACTCTTTCATTGCTTTTGTACTCCTTTAACTTTCTTATAAATATATTTTATCATAGATTATAGGAAAAGTCAAGTATGAATTGTTGGACAGAATCCAAAAAAGAAAAGCTGCAACCCTTTTTACAAAGGATGCCTCGGCGTCAAGCGTCCGCTCGCCGCCCAAGCAAGTACATGTGGTGAATTAATGTTATTGTATTTCTTTTGTTCAAGCAAAGAAAAAAGATGATGAAATAATTTAATTTGTTTCATCATCTCTGTTGATCAGTCGTCTGTTTAGTTGTGTCTTTTATTTGTTTGTTAGGCGGATTGAAATATTTATGAGGACCCCCCGTGTTGTTTGATTCAAGGCTCGTTCAATTTAGTCAAGGTAGCTCATGTACCGGGGGGGTGTATTTTGGGAAGAAAATTTTTTGTTTTTAATAAATGGGTTTGTGCTCCACAAAACTCTCTCCAAAAGTATTTTTGAATCGAAAAAGCGATTAATTATTCAAGTAATCTAAAGGTTATTTCAAAAGAAAGATCTCCATTCTGTCTCATCGAATCAAAATTTATAAGCATAATTACCTGTCTTCCTATATTTACTTGGAGCTTCTGCACCCCACATAGCTAGATATAAACTTTGCTTTGCAGCATTGGTAGCTTTTCTTTTTAAAATCGTTCCTTTAGATGGTTTTCTCTTTCTCATGTTTATCCTCCTATATACTGTGAAATTAATTTTATTGCAATATTCAGGCCTTCACCAATACCCAAGCAATAACTATTATAGTCACTCTCATTAATTTCTATATCATTTTTATCTTTTTCTTTCAGCAAATTGGTTCTAAGAGCAATCAATACATTTGTTTTATCCATAATTTTTATTTCCCTTTCTTTTTTTTGATAATATTATTATATAATATTTTTTTTAAATTTTCAAAATAAGATGCAGAGTCGCCGTTTATGAAATCTCTTAGATGCGTCCCGCCGCCATCAATATATAAATTTGGATTATCTTCTGCTATAAATCTCATTTTTTAATCTAATAAATTAATTTGTGCTACATATTCTGGTTTTATACTTTCATTATTATCTACTCGCCGCCATCCATATCCAGTTCTCCAATAGCATATACATAAAGGCCATCCATCCCGCCAAGCAAGAAATAAATCATTTTGCGCCTTATGTAATGGAATATACTTTGGTTGTAACCAAACAAGTCCGCCCTCGTAAACTGTAGGAGCACGATTTACTATTTCTGCAATAGCTTCTCTGGTATCTACTTTATCTCTATAAACATGTTCTAATAGTTCATCTGCATCTATCGTTCTCATTTTTAAATCCTTATATTTTCGCAGGCGGTGGCAAGCTATATTTCCCATATGCCCAATCTATCATTAAATTAATATCTTGTGTAGCCAACATAGTTTGCAAAGTTTCAAGAGCCTTCTCCAAAGTATAAGCCTGCGGTTTTCGCTTCCAATACCTTATTTTATCCCATCCCCGCGGAAAAGCCATCCTAATTGTTTCTTGCAAACTTATATTTTCCCACATTTTTTCATTTTTCATTGTTTTGTTCTCAGATTGCCATAAAGCAAATTTTGCATTAGTCAATTTTTGCTCTATTTCCATTCTTTCTTTTGTTTTTAAATATTGATAATCATCCCATGTAGCTTTATCAACTTTTATCCATCCATCTTCAACACCAGTAATTAAATACTTTTCATTTTCATTTGTCATTCCAAAATTCTTCCATTCTCATCTGATGATAAGAATAATCTTCTACTATCCTCTTTTGCGGCGGCAATTCATACCATTCAACAACAGTATATCCAACTTCATCAAAAGGACAACACCAACCATTTTCATCCCAAGTTCCTACAGTCCAAAGATTATAATCCATTCGCCCAATATCAATAATCATTAATAACTCTTTATCTGTGGGTGGGACTTCGTTTATTGTATGTTTCTGTAATATCATTTCTATTTTTTCTCTTGGCACAATAAATTTTTCTTTTGTAAAAATAAATTCAGCCATATTATTTATAATTTACTAACTAATTGCATAATTAAAACCACCCAACAACAAGCATAAATCCAAACAGAAATTCTATGATCTCCACTCGTTGCGGCAGATGCAAAAGTTAAAATACCACAAATTATCCAGATAATCAATAAAAAAAGATTAATCGTCATTTCTTTTTTCCTTTAACCACTTTTCCATTCAATTATTAAATTCAATTTGGCAATTACTACATAAGTCAAAGTGATTTGGTTGATAATAACCATATGTGGCATAACTTATATTGTAAGTTGGTAAAATAGCTTGCTGGCGCGGATCATAATAAATTTCTTTACCGCATCTATTACAATATGTTTTTTTCATAGTAATTAGAAGTGATGGCGGCGACCATCACTTCTCCTCCGGCTTGTGCGGATTCTTCATTAGACCATGGTCATAAAGATTATCAATGCACTTAGAAATACCATTAATATAAGCCTTCAGTTCAGTATTAACATCCACCTGTCGAGCACGAGCTGCCCTATATTCAGCCAGCCTCTTACCATAAGTCTCATCCCAAACATCTCCAGGCGCGCACTTCGCAATTCCCTTATAGGTGCGGATGTCGAGGTCAATAGCGTCATAATCCTCATCTGCCAGACCATACTTCGCCAGTCGCAGGGGAACATCATTCACCGTTGTCATGACGCACACCACTGTGCGCTTCTCTTTATTTACCTTATACTCTGTCGTTACTCGATTCATAAAATATGTAGTATCAATCATGCGGTTTTCGCAGGTGTATGACCGTCACATACCTGCTACTGCCTCCTTCTTTAAAATAAGTTTTTTGTTTTTACATTTATATTATATAATATTTTTTTTAATCCTTCAAGAAAGTAAAAAGTATATCGAATTCAGAATAGAAAAAATCTTGCTCCGCTCCTTCTTCTGTGACTGCGAATACTTTTTCTTTTTCCTTATCATATCTGTATTTATATACTTTTCCTTGCTTGAAATGTCCGTTGTTAAAGCCCATATTATAATTAGCTTCTGCTTTACTGTAATCCATACTACTCCTTCTCCCAATCATGGCCACCAGGCTTTTCCCACCAAATTTATAATATTTTGCAGTTTATTCATCCCTTGTTCTAAAATTATTCCAACATCAACTGTAAAATTTTTTACCGTTGCGGTCATGCCATTAGCCCCCAATAATCAATGATTTCTTTTCCTCGCTGAATAGTATAGTTCCTTGTTAAAAAAGTTCCTCCCCAACAAATGCCATCCCATACACACAATAATTTATCTGCATGATCTACCATAAACCTGTCTCTTATATTATAAGCATCCTTAGAGTATTGCGGAGAGACAAAAATAATTTGATTATTTTCTGCAATCCATTGTTCAACTGGATGATAATATTTTTTAGGAAAAGGATAACAGCAAATAATAGGTATGTCTAATTCTTTTGCGGCGGTCGCTATAATCTGATCAGCACCTTGTGCCATTCCGTCATATATAGCAGATGGCTGAAGGCGAATAAGCTGCTCCGCCGCCCATTCCTTTATTAGTTTCTCTTGTCCTTTTAATCGTTGCGGACGATGTCCTGTTATTGCTAAAATCATTTTATTTCCTCTTTTGCTTTAGTGTATCCATCAACGAAACCTTCATGATAATATTCATATTCTTTATTGTTTTTCCCAATACCCGCAATAAATAATCCAATTATTGCACCTATAGTAGCTCCAAACATAAAAAATATAATAGCAATAAATATTATACTCATTTATTTATGCTCCTTTCCATTACTATCTATATTATAATATATTTTTTAATAAAAGTCAATAAGTAGATCTTCTAAATGAGATTGACAACTGAAAATTTTTTTGGTATAATATAACTATGAGATTGATATGAAAGGAGTATTTCATGGAAGAAGAAGTAAAAAATATACAATCTACTTCTGCTGTTGATGAAGAAGATAGTAAAAGACCTTATCCTCGATTAGATTATACTATTACAGATCCTCAAGAGCGCAATCAAAAAGTACATGAGATTGTAAACAGTGTTTCTCCAGAAAAACTAACTCCTTACTATTTAGAGTAGCTCACAAAATATTTAACTGAAATTCCTGAAAATAAAAAGGAGAAAAAAGTTTTAACAGACAATAGAATGGTCACCATTAATAAACGAGAAACTTCTTATGAAGGTCTTGTTGCAAAATTAGAAAATGGCGAAGATGGCATTTATAATTTTATGACTGGTGGCGATAAAAATATATTACTGGTTCCAAAAATTCAAATTACAGAAGATGATATAGCTACAATACCAGGTTTAAAAGAGTTAAGAGAAGAAATTAAAAAAGTAGAAATTAGACAAAGGGCGGCAAGAGGAAAACAAAAATTTTTATTAACTAAACAATTAATAGAAATGCGGCAAGATCAATATGTTTTAAAAAGTGCTTATAAACCTCCTGTTGCTATGATGAAAGTAACAAAAAGTATAAACAAAATTAATTTAGATGAACATATAACGATAGATGAAAATGGTGACCCAGTAAGTGATTGTTTAGTATCTTTATTTGATCCACATCATGTTTGTTGTCTTTTGTGTAATTATTCTAAATTAAAGGAAGATTGCTGGGGACATTTTGATAGTAATTGGTGGTATTTAATGGAGGATTTTGATAATTTATCAGAAAGAGCTTTAAAAGAAGATTATCCTATTTTATATGATATTATGATATATAAAATAGATGGTTTACAAAATAAAGACATTGCCGCGCGTATTAAACAAGATTATGATGTGAGTTATTCTGTTGAATATTTATCTGCGGTTTGGCGTAAAAAAATTCCAAAGATAATTGCTGATAAAGCTAAAGAAGAATGGATTGTTTGGCATTATACATATGAAGAAAAAGGGAAATGGAAAAGATGTTCTCGTTGTCATGAAATAAAATTAGCACACCCATATTTTTTTACTCGTAATAAAACAGCAAAAGATGGTTGGTATAGTATGTGTAAATGTTGCCGTAATAAAAAGAAAGATAAGATTGAAAAGGACAAAAGCCTTTAATCCATAATAAAGTTTTTTGAAGAATATAAAATGGAGAAAGGAGGCTCTTTATGGCACAAAAATTAAAAGGTCAGCAAGAAGATGCGAATGGCAAATGTCAATGTGAGAGATGCGGCAAACGAATTTCACAGATAAATTTTTATACATATAAAGATGGTAGTAAATGTGAAATTTGTAAGCCATGTTTAACTGCACATATAGATAATTTTGATCCTAATACTTTTGAATGGATTCTTGAAAAAATGGATGTTCCTTATATTCCTACTGAATGGAATGTTTTAAGAGACAAGGCTTTTGCGAAAGATCCTTATAAAATGAATGGAATGTCTGTTATTGGTAAGTATCTTGCAAAAATGAAGTTAAAGCAGTGGAGTAAATATGGATACGCAGATACTAAAAAAATTCAAGAGGAAATGGATGCGGAAAAGGCTAAAAAAGAAAAGGCTGAAGCTGATGAAAGAGCAAGATATGAAGCTGAGTTAAAAGTTAAATTAAGTGAAGGAAAAATAACTACCGCTGAATATCAAACTTTAGTTAGTACAGAAACCCAAAATAAAGAACTACCGCGATGGGGAAATAATATTACTGGTGAACATCTTGGTCAGATGTATCAAACTTATGGTCAACCGCAGTCTTATGCGGAGGCGCTTAGTCAGGCAAAAAACCCGTTCCAAGAGCAGAATTTTATGTCTGAAAATGATTTAATTGATCCTGGTGCAGATTTAGATGATGAAGATAAAATGTATCTTGCAGTTAAATGGGGTAGACTTTATAAACCTAGTCAGTGGGTTGCTCTTGAGCAATTATATAATGAGTTTATGAACTCTTTTGATATTCAGGGTGCGGCTCGTATTGATACATTAAAAATGATCTGTAAAACATCTCTTAAAATGAATGAAGCCATTGATTGCGGCGACATTGATTCCTATCAGAAATTATCTCGTGTCTATGATTCTATGATGAAATCCGCAAAGTTTACAGAAGCACAAAATAAAGATAAAGATGGTGATAGTATTGATTCAGCTTCTGCTATTGTTGATTTTGTTGAGGCACATAGTGGAGAAATTCCAAGGTATCATTGCGATGAGCCACAAGATATTGTCGATCAAATTATTGCTGATTTAAAGGCTTATAATAAGAGTTTAATTTATGAAGATAAGTCATTAGCTCAAGAAATTGAAAAGTATCTACAAGATAAGCGTATTTCTGATGAAATAAAGAAAGATAAAAAAGATGCTAAAGCAAAAGGTTTAGATGATGTTGAATTAGATGATGATGATTTTACAGACTATAAAGATTCTTTAAAAAGGATGCGTGATCATGATGATGCTCTTGATGATGAGTTAATTGAAGAAGAATATCAAAGTAGGAGGATTAATGCAGAATGAATTTAAAAGAATTATTGCAATTATCCTCTGATAGAGAATATAAAAAACAAGGTATTTCTGAATAGCGATTAATGGCAGATATTGATGAATTAAGAAGATTAATTGCTTATTTTAGGGAATATCCTGATATATTTGTAGATTTCATTAAAGGCAAAGATAGTACATTTAATTTTTTATTTTATCAGAGAATATTTTTAAGAATTGTGATGCGGCACCGGTATGTGTACGCCACATTCCCCCGTAGAATAAGTGCGGGGTGAAAGTAGTAATACTTTCAAAGAAAACCTATTGAATTGCTGGGAAATCCTAACAGATGATGCTGAGGACAATCAGCAGCCAAGCCTTGAATAAGGAAGGTTCAACGACTATCTCGAAAGAGAGTAGAGGAAAAGTTTCCTCGAAGCAGTAGGCTCCTTTAATTCTAAATTAATGGATGATGATATAGTCTAATCTCTATGGAAACATAGAGCGCATTTATGCGAATATAATTTAACGAATTGTATTAAATATAAATAGCTTATTCGAAATCTTTTTTGTCAATGATGGCGTTAATGATAAGATGTATTTTATATCCCAACTCACATTTGTTTGTAACCACAGGTGGCAAGTAGCAAGCAGCCTCGATTACAATCGCGAAGATCTAGGAAATATGTAAACTTATCCCTGGTTTAAATAATGAAATTAATTGGGATCGTGGTGTATCTACAAAATCAAAAGATAATGTTAAATATGTGTTTAAAAATGGTTCTACTATTGATATTTTGGCGGCAAGGCAGTCATCCAGAGGTCAGCGTCGTACTGGCGGTTTGATGGAGGAATGTGTATTAATTGATGGCGATATTTTAAATGAAGTTATTATCCCTACCACAAATGTTGATAGACGTCTTTCTGATGGAAGCAGACATAAAGAAGAAAATGTAAACAAGAGTCAAATCTACATGAACTTTTTTGGACAAAAGTTTATAAATTTATGTGCATAATTTTAATATATAGTAGCAAGATAATAAAGGAGTTGTTATTATGTATTATATTTATAAAATTTAGAATTTAATTAATCATAAAAAATATATTGGATTAACCAATAATATTCAAAGGCGTAGAGCAAGGCACTTTACTGATTTAAAGTGTAATCGACATGATAATTCATTTTTACAAAAATAGTATAATATTTATGGAGCAGAAAATTTTTCTTTTAACATTGAGTTTGAAGGAGACATATCTTCTGAAGAAATTAGTAAAAAAGAAAAATAGTATATTAAAAAATATGATAGTTATAAAAATGGATATAATCAAAACGAAGGTGGCAATTTTGGCCCTTCAAATGGTGGAAGTCATTTAACTCAATCAGATATTTTTAATATTTGTGCTGCTTTAGAATTTTGCTCTCGTCCTGGCGGAGTTCTATCAAATATGTTTAATGTTTCTTTAACTACTATAAGTAGAATAAAACATAAAACTAATCATTGTTAGGATATAGAATTATATTAGAAAATGTCCTTATAGGATAGAAAGAATATTTATAATATTTTTTGTGAAAGTTCTAATTTTTATGAAACAAAAGTTAATCAAACTATTATAAAATCAAAAAGACAATTAACTAAAGAGCAAGTGTTTTTAATTTTAGCAAATTTTTAGTATAAAATTTTAACACAAAAAGAAATGGCTAAAAGAGTTAATATAAAAAGTACTTATACTTTAATTTGTATAAGGGACGGTTTAACTTACAAAGATTATGCTTTAGAATATAATAAACTTACAAAAGAAGAAAAACAAAAAATCGTGTCGTTACTAAGTAATTAGTAATTGAAACCCCTTGAATTGCTGAGAAGCCCTAATAGATAAGCTGAGGGTAATCAGCAGCCAAGCCTTAAATAAGGAAGGTTCAACGACTATCTCAGGGATGAGAGTACATAACAAGTTTTTGGTTATGGAAGTGGGGGGCTCCTATATTTTTATAGGATGAAGATATAGTCTACTCTTATAGGAAACTATAAGCAGTTCATAAGAGAACGTATAAAAGAGTAGCGTCTTTTATAGAATAAAAGGAACAACAGCTGGATGGAAGAATTCATTCGCATATCATAAGCTGATATAGGTCTTGATTAATTCCATTCTGGATCCAGACGAATATATGATTATGGGCGGAACATATGAGACGCCTGTTATTTCTGGATTATTAGATGAAGACTTTGTTGAACAGTTAAGATTACAAGGTACTTTCAATGATGAGTCGTTCAATAGAGAGTATAAAATGGTCTGTACTCTTAAAATTATTAAGAATTGCTGGAAACTCCTTAGAGCTTTCTAAACTACAACGTAAATATGAAAAAAGATTAAGCGTTAATGTTTGAAAATTAGAAAGATTGGATAATCAGCAGCCGAGCCCCGAAAAGGGGAAGGTTCAACGACTAAGTTCTCTACAGTGCGTAGAGCAGTTTAATACAGCGTAAAAAAAAAGGAGAGTTTTTGTTATGAAAAATATTATTATTAATAACATTAGTACCTCATATTTTATCACGGAAGATGGTAAGTGTTATAATTCAAATACAGGAAAGTTTTTAAAAGGACAAGAAAATTATAAAAATCATTATCTTTCCTATAATTTAACTTTACCAGATGGAAGTAAAAAAAGAATGTATGCGCACAGATTAGTTGCATTAGCATATATTCCTAATAACGACCCTAACAAAAATCAAGTAAATCATATTGATGGAAATAAATTAAATAATTGTGTAGATAATTTAGAGTGGGTGACAAATATAGAAAATGTTCTCCATGCAAATAATTTAGAATTGCGAAAAGCAGACCATGTTTTTTGTTTTAATAAACAAAAACAATTGGTAGCTGAATATAAAAATTTAAGAGAAGCAAGTAAAGCAGTAAATATTTCATGGAGTATTATCCAACAAGAATTACATAAAGAGGTAAAAGCCCTATCCGGTGGATTCTTTTGGTCAACATCCGCAGATAATAATTTTCCTACTATTGAATATAAAAATTTAGGAAAAGCAAAAAAAGTAAATCAATATGATAAAAATGGAAAATTTATAAATCAATATGAATCTACAGGTGCTGCAGCTCGAGCCCTGGGTGCGCATAGTGGTTCTCATATTGGAGAGTGTTGTCGTGGTAAAATTAAAACATACAAAGGTTTTGTATGGAGATATGCTGAAGATATAGTCTCACCTTCTAGTGAAAACTAGAGAGAGTATTGCAAATACTCGTAAGATAAGTAAGATCAATTTGGTCTGGTGATGTAGAAAATGCATTTTTCTCATCTGAAAAATTTGATAAATATAGAGTGTTATTGCAGCCAGAGTATGAATATAGCGGGCGGTCTTCAAAAAATGCTTATTATGTATTTGGTATAGACGTTGGACGTGTGGGATGTACTACAGAGATTTGTGTTTTTAAGGTCACGCCGCAAGTTCAGGGCGCAGCCCATAAGACTCTTGTAAATATTTATACTTATGATGCAGAACATTTTGAGACACAATGTATTCATATAAAACATTTATATTATAAATATAAACCTCGTAGAATTGCAGTCGATGCTAATGGTCTTGGTGTTGGCTTAATTGATTATTTAGTAAAAGCTCAAGATACAGACGATGGTGAATATTTACCACCTTTTGGGGTTTTTAACACAGATGAATATCCAGAATATAAGAAATTCGTCACTCCTGAAACAGAACGAGATGTGTTATTTTTAATTAAAGCTAATGCTCCTATTAATACAGAAGCATATAGTTATGCACAGACTCAAATGTTTAGTGGTAAAATTAGATTTTTAATTGATGAAAGTTTAGCTAAGACAAAATTAATGTCTACTAAACAGGGTCAAAATATGAATATAGATGAAAGAAATGAATATTTAAGACCTTTTATTTTGACATCTATTCTTAAAGAACAAATGTTAAATCTTGTAGAAGAAAATGAAGGTGTTAATATTATTCTTAAACAGAGCAATAGAAGTATAAAAAAAGATAAATTTTCAGCTTTTATTTATGGACTTTATTATATTAGATATGAAGAAGAATTGAACAAGAAAAAGAAGAAACGCAATATCGCCGATTTCTTGTTTTTTACACCAAGTTAAGGTCAAAGTTCATTAATTCTATTAACGGATTTTTTATATAATAATAGTGAAGGAGAAAAAATATGCGAGCATCTAGGGGAGAAATTAAAATAGAAGAAATTCTACAAGAGTCTGGATTAGAGTTCGCAGAAGAATACTCTTTTCCAGATTTAGTTAGTAACACTGG